CCGGCAGCTTCTGGAATATCGGCCTCGAGCCGTCCGCCCGCTTTGGGCCGTAGCAATGGGTCGAACCCGTTTCGTCGTTCTTCATCGGCGTCGGCCAGCCCGCCGCCCAAACCTGACGGCCCAGGAGGCCGTTCACCGGCACCGTCCCCACGCTGCTGCCGTCCTTGTGGTCCCGTGTCGTCGGCGTCGGCCAGCCCGCCCATGCTGCGGTTCTCGGCAGTGAACTCTGCTCCCGCTTGGGCGCTTGCGACTGCCCGGCCTTCATGTCCTCCGCGTTGGGCGTCGGCCAGCCCACTAGAGCTACCGTCTTGCGACTGCTGTCCGTGTTTCCCGCCGCATTGTAGCCCTTCTGCGCCGGAGTCCCTGCCATTGGCGTCGGCCAGCCAGTATAGGCGCTGTCGGATATGCGGGGCGCCCGCGCCCGCAGCGCACAAATCTGCGGCCCCAACGGCATATCCCAGTGCTTCCAAGTCAGCGCGTACTCCGGCGAGCCATAGACGGCCATCCTTTGACGCAACCTGCTCTCCAAAGACGACTGCAGGGTTGCACTTGCCGATGAGCCGGTTGAACTCCGGCCAAAGATGCCGGGGATCGTCGGTTCCCTGTCGCTTGCCGGCGGCGCTGAACGGCTGGCAGGGGCAGGAGCCGGTCCACACGGGGCGGTCGTCGGACCATCCGGCGAGCCTGAGGGCGAGGCTCCATCCGCCGATCCCGGCGAAGAAATGGCACTGGTCGTATCCGATGAGGTCATTCCCATCTACCTCCTTGATGCTTCTGCGGTCCACGTCGCCCGGCGCGATCAGCCCTTCGCTGATCAGGTTTTCCAGCCAGTCGGCGGCGAAGGGGTCGAACTCGTTGTAATACACGGCGCTCATGCCTTACCGCCTTCGCCGTCCCAGACGGCCTTGACCCGCACGTAGTCGAGGAGGAACAGCGCGTCGGCCTGGTGATCGTCGTCGACCTCCCAGCCGCGAGCGCGCGCTTCGGCAACGGGCTTGCCGGCGCGCACTCCCGCATGCGCCTTAATGCTGGCCCCATGCACCGCCAAGCACGGCACCTCGTGCATGTACGCCATCATCTCGATGGCGACGGCGTAGCCATACAGCTGCAGGCTGGCCTTGCCGCGGAAGAACGGCCGCTCATAGGCGACGACCTGCGGCTGCAACTCGACGATAGCATCGCTGATGACGCGGCCGGCGCAGACCCAGCGCGCTGCCTCTGACTGCGTCACGTCGAAATGCCAGGTGCCGAAAGTAATCTCGCCGTCGTCATCGGCAAAAGCCCAGCCCGTGGTGTTGCCTTGGTCGAAGGCCAAGATGCGGTTCATGACACCTTGCCCGCGGCCTGCACGGCGCGCTCAAGGCGCTGCGCGACGGGTTCACTGGTGCCGAGCGCGTCGGTCAGGATCGCGTCGGCCATCGACGCCATTGATCGGCGCTCCGATGCCGCGCGCTCGCGCAAGGCGGCCAGGGTAACAGGGCGAAGGCGAATGTGAAGCTGCTGGTTTTCCACGATTTTTACCTGCGGTACGATTGTGCTTTACACATACATACCAGCCGGGTATAAGCGTGGTCAGGTGATCAAACGGTGATCACCCAAACAGGAGACACGGACATGAACAGGCAATACATTGATCAATCAACGGGCGCGACGGCGGATAGCGTTTACGTCACCACGCCCGTCGGCGACGAGATCGCGTCCATCGCCGGGTACTTGTGGACGGATGAAATGATCGCCCGGCTTGAAAAAAAGTACGGCCCGGTTTGCGCCGAATTTCAGGGCGGCACGCTTGACGGGTTTGAGGCGATCTAATCCACTGGTGTACATTGTGCTTTACACATACATACCGCCTCGGTATAACCGAGATCAAACAGGTCACAACAGGAGAACAAAATGGCGCGCCCTAAACGCCCTGTCGCCGGAGACCCGCACAACGGCAAGTATGTCGCGCTGTACCGCGTGTCGACGGAGGAGCAGGGCGACAGCCGGCTTGGCATCGAAGCCCAGCAGGCCAAGGTGCGCGCCTATCTGAACGGCGGCCGCTGGCAGCTCGTCGCCGAATTTGAAGAGGTCGGATCTGGCCGCGCGCGCCGACGCCCGGTGCTGCTCCAGGCGCTCGAGGCTGCGCGCAAGCAGGGCGCGACCCTGATCGTCAGCAACCTCGATCGCCTCGGCCGCAGCCCGCGCTGGCTGTCGCCCATCCAGATCGCGCTTTCCGAGGGCAAGATGAATGTGGTCTGCTGCGACATGCCCGGTGTCGACGGCACGGCGGCTGGCCGCATGCTGTTCAACCAGCTGTGCGTGTTCGCCCAGTTCGAAGCGGAGCGCATCAGCGAGCGCACTAGCGCCGCGCTGCAGGCGGCCAAGCGCCGCGGCGTCAAGCTGGGGTCGGCCGACCCGGTGAAGGCGGCCAAGGCCAGCGCGGCTATCGCCAAGGAAGAGGCCAACGATTTCTGCCTGCGGGTGGCGCCGATCATTGAAGACATCGAGCGCCAGCTGGGCGAGGCCAGCCTGCGCGACATCGCGCGCCACCTGACGCTGCGCGGCGTGGCGACCCAGCGGGGCGGGGAGTGGCATGCGAAGTCGGTTGCCAATATCAAGGCGCGGATGACCGCGCTGCGGTCCAAAAAGCGTTAGGAGGAGGTCAATCAAATATGAGTACCGATTTGGCTGGTAAAGATTTTCCGCTTGAGCTGAAAAAATTTGACACCCTTGAGCGCATGGCGCGGCGCGAGGCCAAGAGCCTTGAAGCTGCCGAGCGGCGCGCGGTTGCTTCCTTTGTGCTAGGCATGCGCGAAATGCAGCAGCGGCGCCGCGACCTTGAAGCGGTTGCGCGGCATCAAGGCGGGCCGGGGCAGGCGGCCTTTTGGTACGGCCAGCACAACCGCATGACCGTCCTGATCGAGCTGGCGGGCTTTCAGCTGCTGGAGCAGCCTGTGCAGATCGCCGCGCTGGCGCGGGTTACCAACCTGTCGCGGCCGTCAGTCCGTGAGATCCTGGCCGCCGCCCAGGCGCGGGGCTACGTTGACGGCGCCAGGCGGCTGTCGGACGAGACGCAGGATTTTTTTTACCGCGAGATCGAAGAGTATTTGCGCGCTCATGTGCGCGGCGCGGCGTTGCTGGACGTCCTGCGGAGCGATGTTCGCCATCGACCAGGTAGGCTGTAAAAATTTTGCCAGTTGCACCTTGGCCCTTTAGTTAACACCATAGTGGCGGGTGACGGCACGAGAATGTTCCACGTCGCCGCGTTTTTCCGGCGGTTTATTCAGGAGGAAAAAATGAATAGAGACGGGGTGCGGGCGCGGCGCAACGCCGAGGCTTATGCGAGAGCGCTGGGCGGCAGTAACGCCGTCAGGATCACGGTTCCGATGATCCACGTAGATCACGTCAGGTTTGCGGCGGTAGAATTTCGCCAGCTGGCTGAGGCGCTGGAACAGATTGCCGAGGCGCCGCCGTCAAACGGGCTGTTCGGCCCGGCGTACCGGCGCCTGTCGGCGGCCCGGCAGGTGATTTACGAGGCCCATCGCAACCTGCGTGAGCATGCGACGGGCACCGACTATGCGCTCGATTTTAGGGGCGCGCGTTAGCACTAGATGTAGCGGGTCCACCGCCGCTGGCCTTCTGCGTCATTCACTTAAAGCGGCTTGTTAACACAGGGGACTTTGATGTTGTTTATGAAACAGAGTTCGCAGGGCGGGACTGGACTTTCTCGCATAATGTATATTGTAGCACTTAATCATTTAGCCACCATATCTAGTATGACTAAGCTGACCAAGCAGGTCAGTTCAGTCAGGTCAGTCGCGTCAGACGTTGTTAGCCTAGCCGCGTTGCTGGCGGTTTGCTACGGCCTCTTGGCCGCTGCCCCGCTTCTCGACCGCATTCTCGTCGCGCTGCTGCGCGGGGAGGTCTGATCATGGTCGGTAAGCTGACGCCAGACACCATCGTTTCCGGCAGCGTCGTCCCGGCGCTGCTGGCGGCGAACCCCTACAAGTCGCCCAACGACGTGATGGCCGCGATCCTCGACGCCCGCGAGGGCAAGCAGGCCGAGCCGTGGGCGGGTAACGAGCAGACCCGCTGGGGCGACCTGCTGGAGCCTCTCGTCGCCCAGCAGGCGGTTGATCGCCTGGGCCTCACTGGTCTGACCCTGTCGCCGAATTACCCGTTCAACCACGTTAAGCTGCCGCTGGCATGCTCGATCGACGCCCTCGCGAAGGCGCCGCAGCGCACGACGATCTCGACCGACGCTGACGCCGGCATCTTTGTAATGACGCCGAGCGGCTCGATCACGGTCAGCGGGTGGGCCGTCCTCGAGATCAAGACGACGCAGGCCCAGCCGGAGGGGGCTGACGGCCCGGCCGCCTACCGCGGCCCAATCCAGCTGCAGGCGCAGCTTATGTGCTCCGACCAGGCCAGCTGGGGGGTCGTGGCGGCGCTGTACCGCGGCAGCACCTTGCAGCTCTTCGTTTACGGCCCGGACGCCGACGTGCAGAAGCGCATCGAGGAGGCCGTCCTCGACCTTGAGAAGCGGCTCGACGGGCCGGACTGGTACGCGCCTATCTCGTCGGCCGACGCCGACAAGACGTGGGGCAGGGGCGAGGCCGACCTGCCGCCCGTCATCCTGGGCGACGAAAGCGCCGACCTCGTCGACGCGATCGTGAACGCGAAAGCCACCATTAAGTCCTGCGAAGCCGTTATCGATCAGGCCGAGGCGGCGCTCAAGGAGATCCTCGGCAACCACGTCGAGGGCCACCACCGCGACTATGTGGTGAAGTGGCCCATGCGGCACTACAAGGCCAGCCCGGCCAAGACGGTGGCCGCCAAGCCGGAGCGGTGGGTCCGGCAGTCGACCCTTACTATCGCAGCACGGGGAGACGCCGCATGACGACAAAACTGAACATGACGCCGGCACAGGCCCGCGTCCTGCAGGCCGTTCGCGACAACACCAAGGACCAGATCGCGCCGACCATCAGGGAGCTGGCCCGCGCCCTGGGCTATGCCAGCCCGCAGGCCGTGCTGCGCCACCTTAACGCGCTGAAGGCGCGGGGCCACCTGACCTGGACGCCGGGCCGCTACCGCAGCCTCACGCTGCTCTGACGCCAGTCCTGATCATTTCAGCAACGCGATGGGCGCGGGCAGGGGTATCCTGACGCGCCCATTTGCTGTCCAGGGCGGCTTCGGCCGCGGCGTTGAAGTCGCCCTCGCGCAGGCCGGCGAGCATCTGAACGAACCGCGTCGCGCCGCCGATGCCCAGCTGGAAAACCATCGAGCAAAGCGCCAGCTGACGCACTTCGTCAAGCCCTCGCCAGAACGACACGGCCGCATCCAATTCATGCTCAACGCGGGCGATGTCGTGGAGCGCCAGGGTGCGCGCTTCGTCCTCGGTGATGCCAACGTCGTCGAGGTTGCGACCGATGCCGATCGTCAGCTTGCCGGCAGTGCATACATACGGCTTCAAGCGCAGGCCTTCTTCCGCAATCAGCAAGTCAAGCAGGTCGGCACGGTTCACTTCAGCGCCCCCTCGGCTCACTTGGTAAGGCCGGATTTCTTTTCATATGTCCTGAGAGCGCCGATGCCGAGGAGCGACCCAAGGACGTACAGTAGCGCGTCCATGTCAAAGGCGGGCAGGGGCAGCGCCTTGCCCATCAGCAGGCCGATCCAGTTAACGACGGGGGCGACGATGAAATGGAAGCCCATTGCCGCTACGCATATCCAAGCCACGCCCGGACGCCAGCCTGACTTGAACAAGCTGCTGCTCTGCGCCTCGATCTTGTTGATCTCAAGCTGACCAAGCTGGCCCTTCGTCGCCGCGTCGAGCAGCGCCTTTTCCATTTCGAGGCGGGCCTTTTCATTCCCGGCCTTGTCAGGGATGATGCGGTCGAGGACGTTGCCGACCACCGGCAGGATAGCGTTTAGCAGAGGCAGCATTACTTCATGCCCCTGATCGCCAGCAGGATGGCAACGCCAAGAATGATGGCGACGATTTCGCCCGCGCTAAACGGGATCATTTTCACCCCGGCGCAGCAGATTCTGAACGGTGGCCGTTTCGTAAATGCGGATGCCAAGCCAGATGATAGAGAAGATGGCCGCAAGGTTCGGAAGAAGCTGCGCCCACGAAAGGCCAGCCACGGCTACAGCGGAGGCGTCGATGGTGGTCTTGGCGTGATCATGCATTTTACAGCCCTGCCCCGGTTACAATGTCTTTCAGTTCCACCACGCCGGACACAGCGTCAATGTCGCTTTGCAGGGCGGCGTACTTGTCTCGGATAACCTGACGAGCGGCTTCGGCGGCGGCAGCTTCACCGGGGATTGTCGCCTTAATGTCGAGCGGGGCAAACTCCTCCGCCCGCTTTGCGCGGCGCTTGTCGTGGGCAATGGCCTTGGCCTTGTCGAGATTAATGGTGATCACGGCTGATACTCCCAAGCGTTGCGGAACGTGCGGTCAGCGGGGATGTCGCTAACGTCCACGATCTTATACGGCTTGCCAGCGGGAACGTCCTTGGCAGCGATTTCCTCGATGGTCAGGCCGCAGTCGGCAGGAATGATAACCGCCACGCCGCCGTCGTCTGTTGGGTAAATGATGCGTTCATACATTTTTTATTCCTAACGAAATATGGCGAGCATAGCTTGAGGTGGGTCGATATTCGCAGCACCAGTGCTAAATTGAATGTAAAATACTGATGTCGATGTGTGTGTTGCTACAAGTAGATTTGCGAGGGTTACGTCAACCTGACCACCACCCCCAACAACTGTATAGTTAAGGTCTGACATTGCGGTTGAAAAAGAAACAGTAAATTTTCCAACGGCGGTATCAGTAACGCTGCTGATGTTTCCGCTGCCGCGAATAGACGGAGTGCCGGCGCCGTTAAAGTTCACCCACGCCCTGCACCCATACGCTGTGGCCGCACTTCCGTAACCACTGTTGAATTTAAGATTGCCGCTGCTGTCGATACGCATACGTTCGGTGCCGCCGTTCGTATGAAACGTCATAGCGTTGTTACTATGATCGTACTGAAGTTTACCTGTTGATGCGCTACCTGAGTCACCAAACCAAATCTGGTTTGTGGCGGTAGTTCCGCCAACTCGATTGATAAAGATCGTGTCGTCTGTACTTGCCGTTCCGGTTGACTGAAGGATAATTCGAGGATCAGTTGTGCCTGAAACGTCTAGGTTATAGTCAGGTGACGAAGTACCAATACCGACATTGCCGCCACTAGTCAGCGTAATGTTAGCAGTAGCTGCCGATTCATGCTGAAGATTGGTTGTTTTGATCGTTGCGGTCATGTCTTAGCCCTTCGGATACTTGTCTTTGACGGCCTGAATTTTAGCAGCCATGTCTGCCGGGAAGACGCCCGCATGGAACAAGGCGTCGAGTTGGTCGCCGATTGCGGGGTATTCGGCAGCACGAAGGCGAGAGTAAATTGCCTTCTGAACATCAACCGCTTCGATTTCCGATAACGCCGGTTTTTGGTGTCCGTTCAGCATTACCAGCTTGTCATAGTCATCGCCGTTGACGAGGAACTCCGCATCCGGGTTGATGGCTTTAATACGATCAGCCAAATCTAGGATAATCTGGGCCATCACTGTATCTCCGTTACTGTAATGCTCGATGCGGCGCGCGCCTGATAAATGCCGGTGCCGTTGCTGTCGTTGGGACTGCGATTGATGTGGCCGGTGTAACCGGACTGCATCGCCATTTGCAGCTTGTAGGTATGGATGCTGGTGTCGCCCGGAACGTCGATCACAGTGAACGAAAGCCCGTTCGCGCCATCCGACGTCAGGGTGGTAAACGCAATGCGTGTCGTCGTCGCCTGAGGCCTGCTTCCGGCAGCCGCACCCACGCCGAAGGCCGTGCTGTCGCGAACCACACGGAAAGCCGCCGCGCCGGTGATGGTGGCGGCGATGCCGAGCGACACGGTGACGACTACCTTGTTTGCCGCATTGCTGATGGCTGCCAGCGTGACCGACATATCCGTTACGTCAGTCCACGTTGCCGTCGATAGCGTGAAGGTGTCGGTCTTGACCGCGTAGCCCATCTGGACCGTTTGGCTTGACGCATCCGCATAAGCCTGTGTCGCAACATTGGCACCCGCGAGGGTTATGGCGTCGGCTTCGAGTGATGCGCCAGCGTCGATGCCGGTGGTTCCGTTAAGAGTGATTGCCATTTATCGAGCCTCCTCAACCCAAGACAAGCTGTCCTCGTCCCAAGCATAAGCCTTGCCATCGGCAGGCATTGGCACCGGGGGATTGCACAA